CAATACCGTCTATGGTGAAGTCATAAAAATTAGTTATGTCAGGATTTAATTTTAGTTTAGGGGTTATAGAATAAATATCTTGTAATTTACTATATTCTTCGTGCGTTATATCTTTATAATATTCATTATAAGTATCATAATTATATACACAACTTTGTAACCTCTCATATCTTTCTAATTGTTCTCTCATGCCTTCAATTTGATTTTCATAGATATGAGCATTATTTATAATATGAGTAAGTTGCCCTACTTGTAATCCAGTAGCTTGTGCAATCATATGAGTTAAAACTGCATATTGCGTTGTATTAAAGGGAACGCCCAATGGAATGTCTCCTGACTCTATTTTCAATAAGGTTCGTTAAACCTTACCCGTTTCAACTCCATTAATTGAAACTGCTATATATTACTATATAGAAAAGACTATATCACAATCCTATTAGTATTTCAGATAGGATTCCCTGCTTTTCCCGTCACCTTGCATTATGCAACCTCCAATAACTTGAGGGGTACTCTACTCGCTTCTATTTAATAACCTTTTATATTTATCAAACATGCTTTCGATAGTCGTTAGACATTTAATTATTATTTGTGTTTTTATATGTAATAATAATTAGGAAAGTTTTTTGATTTTATTCTATTTAATATTGTTGTAGGTGTCACCCCTAGTTGTCTAGAAGCTTCGGTTAGACTTTCGTATTCATCTTCTTCTATTTTTACTTTTTTCATGTTAGGAGGTTTCTTTCCTAATTGTTTTTCTCTAATTTTATTTTTCGATTCCTCAGAGTGATGTTTCCCATAAAAACTATTTAATTCTCCAATTTTTAATTTTGCTTTATCAGATAAGTTATTTTTAATTTCGACAGCCTTTTCTTCTCCAAAGAACTCATAATAAGTTTTTCCTTTTATGTCTCGATAAGCACCTGTGTTTTTTTGAGAAATTTTATTTTTCGATTTTTCAGAATGATGTCTGCCATACATTCCATTATCTTCTCCTTTTCTTCCGTATGTATTGCTTAGTTCTTCTTTTGACATTTTAGACATATTTTCTTTTCTAGTTTCTAATCCTTTTTCTATAATTAGTTTCTTATTGGGATGATACGATAACAAATCACCACCATCTTTAGCCTTTTTAGATATGTTATATAACATATCTTTATAATTATCTATATAATATTGTTCAATTTCTATACTTTCAATTTCTGTATTACAAATTTTATAGATTTCAAATTCAAAATTATTTTCACCATATTTATTCCACGCTCTTTGCAAGTGCTTATTATGATGTTTATTTTTTCTTAGTGCTGACTTATGAGAATTAAATCTTTGATTTATATTAACTGAATGACCTACATAAAATTTATTATTAAGTAAATTTTTTATAAAATACGTTCCTATCATTATTTATTCACCTCCTTTTTATTTTAATAACACAAATAATAATATTTAGTACGGGATTGTCTTATAAATATAAGAGTTTCCCCGTTTAACAGGGTTTTCGATAGGTATTACTACCTAAAGACGCTCTTTTACAAACGTTGTATAAGCATACAATTCAGTTTACCATCTGTCACATCCCAAATAGTTTGATAACAACAAGGTTGTAATTGCATTTCTGGTAAATCTTCAATATTCCATAAAGAAATAATCATTCTTCTATCTTGTGGATTAGTTTTTAAAGTTTCAATAAGTTTATCAAGTTGTTTATATTTTGCTATTTGATACCCATAAGCTTTTCCTATAGTATTATTCTTATCAACCCATTCATCCCAAATATGAACATTTTGATTTTGTAATAATGTAACATCATTTGACTGTTGTTGCCATATCCATAACATTTCTTTTGTAGCTGTTTTAAAAGCCACCTGTTTAGTTTTTAATATAGGAAACTCCTTTTGTAAATCCACTTGTATTATTTGATGTGGTAGTTTATATGTTGGCATACCTGTTCTATTATTATCGTAGTATCCATATTCTATTATATTTTTAACTATATTCATATATTGAACTTCATAATTACTTATCATATTCTTTCATTCTCCATTCTTATTATTACTTTATATATTAATTTGTTTATAACCTTGTTAAACTAATATTATCAAAAGCTTCTAAATATGCGTCTACATCAGTTAAATATTTGTCTTCATATTCTTCTAGCATACTTAGATCACCTTCTTCTTGTGAACTTTCTTCATATTTTTGTTCAATACTATTATGTAATAATATATTGTCATTTCTCAACATATAATTCTCAGCCTTAACTTCTGATAATTCCTGTGTAAGCCTGTCAATTTCAGCCATTAAGTCCATTATTGTTGGGTTTTGATATTCTACTTCAATTTGTTTACATGAATTATTCATTTTTAATATATCCCCTTTACCCTCATTATTTTTATTTGATTTATTAGCATTGCGAACTAAATTTGTTTAGCTAACCATTCTAAATACTGTTTTAAATTGTCGGCATTTTCTCTATCAAGGACATTTTCATGTACCTAGAAATCAAGGAATCCTATTATTGTTGCTTTTTCTTTTATAATCGCCATAGCTTTTCCTGTATCCATTGCATCTTCCACCCTTTTATAATATATTAAGTACCCAATTATTTTTACTTATGCTAAGTAGTTTGTCATTAAAATAGTGATAGTTATAACCATTTATTAAGCATAATGTATACATTGTATTTATCCCTCCTATAATTCGTGATTTCTGCACAAAACGTACTATTTTATTTATTTAAAATTTAACTTTTATTTGGCTCTGTTATTTTACTATTGTTAAATATAATAGTAAGAACTTATTATTTCAGTTTCTTTTATATTTAAATTATATCTTTTGTTTAGATATTCAGCGAATTCACTAACTTTTATATAATCAAAAAGTGTCTCAGAAAATTCATCTTTATAGTCATAAATCTCTTCTAATTTTTCCATTAAATCGTATAAGTCTTTTTCTTTGAATTCGTTTATATAAGGTAATAAATCAATTGAATCTAAATATTTAAATACCTTTTTAGTAGTCATACCTACTTCATTCCATGAAATTCCACTCATATTTAATCACCTCTTTTTTAATTATAGCTTATTTGTTTTCCTTCTTCTCTAATACACACAAAGGTTGGAAATTGTAAACTTATTAACTTGGTTTTCTTATCCATAGTTTCTTCTTTATACTTAACCTCTAAAATTCTACCTATGTATTTATCACGGTTTGTCCAATATTCTTGACGTTGTTCATCTGAATAGCCTGAACCAACAGAAACTTAATTACCTTTATAATCTATTATAAAAGAACCTAAAACTCCTTTATATTTTCCTTCTCCTTCTGCATAATTAATTATTTTACAATCAGCAGTCATAAACTTTTTAATCTTTAATATGCCATTGTGACGTTTATTTTTCCATTCACAATCCTTTATAGCCATACAACCTTCTTTATCTTGTGATATTGCTAAATCTAAATATTCATCTACCACAGATATGTCTGTTCCTTCATAATATACAATTGGTATATCCAAATTAGCTAGTCCCTTTTCAACTGCATCTGCTTTTAATTGTCTTAATTGTTTTAGCCTATCTTTATATTTCAATTTGCTTTTTCCTGCAAAGAATTCATCTATAGGTAATAAATCAAATACAATTAAATCTATCATAGTTTTATCTTCCACATCTGAATTTACGATTGAAGTTGTTAATCTAAAGTTCTCACCATTTGAAATATTGTCTATATTCTTTCTAACTAATTCTCCATTGAAATAGTATCCTTCAAAACTTAGTTGTTCTAATTGTTTAATTATATGATCTAAGTTTGATATCTCTTTACCTTGCCTACTTAACATTATTCCATTTACGTATGAACAATTTATACCATTAAGTTTTTCTTCTAAACAAATCCAAGTGCCTTTCTTTAATGGATATTTATGAATCGGATATGCTTGTTGGATATTAAATTCTGGTATTAATCCTTTGATAGCCTTATTTATGCTTTTCCCTGATATATTACATCTTAAATCCTTGGTAAGTACCTTAATCCATAGTTCTTGTTCTTCGTAATCACAATTTGATAAAAATTCTAAAACTTCTTTTCGTAGGCTATCATTGATATTTGATTTTGAAAGTGTATCAAGCATTTCAAATCCATTAATCCATAAATGTCCTACATAGAATGTTGAATTTTCTAAATAGCTCTTTAGTAATTCTCTAAGTTTCTTCTCGCTGAATCCAAACTGAAGACTATCATTGTATGTATAATATAATATTTTAGTAAAGTCTTCATTATCTTTATTCTGTTGTATTATTGATATTTTATCATTTGAACTACTTGTACTTTCTAATTTATTTATAATTCTTATTACTTTTTCCATTTTCATATCTCCTTCATTATTATATTTTAATTTATAATTTACATTAATTTGTCAAATAGCTTCTTTTAATTCACATTTTTTATCTTCTTGTAGATTATAAGCCTTTGCCATTTCCATATATTCTAATGAATACGTCCAATCATTATAGTTATATATATCTTCCAAACCTAGTTCACCAGTATTCTTAAATTCATTTTTCAACATTTAATCTACCTCCATTTATTTAATTTATTATTTATGTATTATTTTTATATCTATTTCATTAATTGGAACTTATTTGTGTCCATATGTATATAATAATATATTTGGATTCTTTTGTCAACACATTAATATATTAATTTGTTGAAATATTTTATTCTAATCTTAAATAATTATTTGTTATACCTAATCCATTATATTCCTGTACTGTCAAATCAAAATCTTTAACTAATTGTTTTTCTTCTTCGTTCATGTCTGAATATTTCTTTTGCCCAAAGTCTGGAGGTAATGCGTTTAAGCCCTTTCCTGCTAAAATATTAAAAATCTCTAATGCTCTTTTATCTTTATATACTATGTGAATTGTACCCTTTTTAAAACTCGATAAATAAAAGTGAGGTGTATCAATATTCTTTTCACATTTTTTAATAGATTCTATTATATCTCTATTGTCTATATCATAACTATCGCCTTGTATGTTATTGAAGATGATATTTAAATCTTTTAATGTATCGGGAACTCTATATAAATAATCTCCATAGTATCTTATAATTGATTTCTTATTTATCTTATAACAACTATTAGTTTTCCAACCACTGTATAAATAAATATTGCTATTCCATGTTGAATCTGAATAATACCCCTTATAAGTGAGATCTTCAAAAACTTTTGCAACAGTTTCTTCATAACTTTTTGGAATAGCTTGTATTAATTGTTCATAGAAATAGTGAATATTATTCATGTTAAAAGATATATTTCTTTGTTTTTCCATATTGCAATTAAAATTATCTCTTAATTTAGATGGTAATTTCTTTTTAAAATCAGTTTCTTCTATAAATTTGTTCCAATATTGTAAATTAGTCTTGTCTAAATAGTCATTGATTGATAATTGTTTAGGAGTCGATGTATCATCACATATGCTAACACCAGAACTTATTCCAAACCCATTTAATAATTTATTTATTTTCATTTTTTCTTTAAATAATTCTGTAGTTGCTTTTTTAACCATATCACACTCTAATACTAAAGATTGAAGTTTTGTCATTTGGGGAAGTAATGCTTGAAAATTATCAACATCTATATCAGGATTATCTCTTTTAAAATGTCTTTCAAATATAGATTCATCTTTTTGCATTGGAACATTTATGTATATTAAAGCAGTTTCTACATCTGTTTTTCGTTCTGAATCACTAAAGGCGTTTTGAATATATTCTATTTTTCCATTGTATTGTTGTATTTGATTTATTAATTCTTTTCTTGTATTACTATATGGATTTTTTATGGTTTCTGCATTTAACAAACCTACAATTTGACCACCTATTCGTTTTTGAATTTCCAAACATCGTAAAAAATGTTTATCTCCTTGTTCAAATGGAGGATTTAGAATTATTAAATCATAAAATCTTTGTGGATCATATGTAAGAAAATCATCATGTACAAGATTGTAACCTTTCCCTCTTAATAGATTTGCTAAGTTTTCATCTAATTCTATTACATCAAATACTAAGTCTTTCTCTGCCCTATTATTTCCCGACCAAAATTTATTAGAATATTGTTTATCGTAATATTCCTTATAGTATTCAATGATATTTCCCTTACCAGCACTCGGCTCGAGAACGTACTTAAAGCCTCTTATTTCTGATATCTTATCTAACATTTTAAAAACTAAGTTTTTAGGGGTTGGGTAGAATTGGTCATTGTCAGTAAACATTCATTTAACATCTCCTTTATTATTTATATTAATTTGTTATTTTAACCACAAATTAATCTTACCACTAGTGCCAAAATAATGCAATACTTATTTTAACAAATTAATGTATAAAGAATATATGAAAAAGAGTAGTTAATTGTTCCTAACTACTCTTAAAAATATGTATTTATTTTATTGTAAATTAACTATTTAGTGAAACATCATTTTGTTGTACTACATCATACGTTGTTTCTGTGAAATTTACCTTTATATCATCTCCTAGAAAAGCTTTCAAATTTTCTCGAAGTTTATCTTTTGTATTTTCTATTGCTTCTGCTCTATAGTCTTGATCTGACATTATTGTATTTCTAGTCAATTCTTTGACTCTCATGTTAAGTGCATCTCTTTGATATGGTTGGAAATTGGATTCAAAAAGTTTCACTTTTTCAGAACTTGCTTGATTTAATTGTTCTATACTTATCAAACTTAATTTATTTGGACTAATTTGAATGTTTATAACCCCATCATTGCAAGTAACTTTAGGAGTACTTAAATCATATGCAAATAAAAATTTATATCTATTGTTATATGTAATCTCTTTAGAACTATGATTTTCAAACCACTTATTAATCCAATTCATATTTACGTCATCACTTGGAATATCTTTATTTGTAAATGTTTTTGTAGCACCTATTTCACCACTAAATACATTCAAGCTATTTTCCTTATTCAAATGGTCTATAACATCTTTACTGGAAATAACTCTAAACTGTTGTACTTGTTGTGAAATTTGAGTTTGTGGGACTTGTGTTAAAGTTTTAGTAGTATGTGATTTATATGCAAATATTGAAGTTATCATTAAAACACATACTAAACCTGATATTACAAAGTTAACAATAAACTTAATTAATTTATTCTTCATCATCTTGTACCCCGTCTACATTACTAAGAAATCTAACCATTTCATTTTTAGCTTTAATAATAAGTTGCTTATCGTCTTCAGTTAAATCTTTTATCTTTAAGAATTTATTATATTGTCTTTTAACCCAAAAGATATCTGTTTTATTCTTAATTGTTGGGATCAAAGAATCATCAAGGTATATAATCAAGTCTATTGCCATTCCAAACATTAATACTAAGTAATAATAAAGCATTAATATTCCGCTGTTTTTAGTATGTAAATTTTGTCCTATAAGATAAATTACTGAGCCTAATAGGATATAAATTAGTATAATATATAATATTATTAACATTTAATACACTTCCTTTATTTAATTTATTTATCACCTGCTTTCTATACTTTTGTGTAAGACAGACTATTTTATTTAATCTGTCTTAATTTATTATAATTTGTTTTATTTATTAGTTACCTCCTTCAATTCCTTTAAGAATTACTTTTGCTAATCTATTTAATAATTCTTGTGTATTTGATAATTGTTCTTCTAAATCTTTGATTTTCTTATTATCTAAATCTGTTTTAAAGTTGTTTAAGTGCATATACGTTATTAAGATACCAAAGTTAAACCATATTATATCTTTGGTAATTGCAGAATAGATCATAAGTCCTAATCCAGTAATTGTACCGAAGACTTCAGTCCAATGTTCTTTTAAAAATTCTTTCAATTTTCATTCCTTCTTTCAATTTTTTTAATTTATCATAATCATTTAAAAGTATTATTTTATTTTATTAGAATATTTAGAAATCTAGGCTAGTCATAGCCCCATTCTCAAACCTATTATTTTATAAAATCTAATGGAAACTCACCAATAATATCTCTAATTGCGAATGTTCTATAATCTTGCTTATCAATATCAAATGCTACCATTAACCATTGTTCTCCTTTGTGCCACTCAACTTCTCCATAATAGATTTTTATTGACTGAGTATATGCTCTTCTTTCTGATATTTCGTCTTTCCAATTCTTATAAGTAAATTTTAATTCTTCCATAATTAAATACCTCCTAATTATTTAGTTCCCGTACTAGAATATCCACCACGATTTACATCGCCTAATTGTTCAACTATTTCAAATTCAACATTTTCCATAACTCTATCAACTACTTCGAATTGTAATATTCTATCATCGTAGTTTATTACGCCATCTCTAGTACACCATACCATTGCACACCATTCATCATCATTTCCTTGAAATCTATTATCTATTTGACCGACACTGTTTGTTAATAAAAATCCATAATTTTTAAACATTCCTGAACGAGGATATACATTAGCTTTTTTGTTTGGTGGCATTTTCATGGCGAAACCTAATTTAAAGAATAAAGTATCTCCAAAACTATATTTACAAGGGAAAATTGTTTCTTCTCCATTTTTAAATACTCTACTAACTCTAATATCAACTAAATCCCCACCATCAATCTTTTCCATAGGTGTAATATTTTTATCTATGTATCTTACTTGTAATGTCATTTTGTTGTTTACTTGTTTCATAGTTCCTGTTATTGATTCACCTGTGTCTTCTGCCCCTAATGGTAATACGTCCATTTCAATTGTTGATTTATTCATTTTATTCTCTCCTTCTAATTTATCATTTTTGATGTTTTCATTAAATTTCTTAGACATATCCTCTAGGATATCACTTAAATTTCTATATTCACCATTATCATCAGTAAGTGATACTCCAATATTCTTGAATTGTTCTGACATAATATTATATTTTTCATTGTATGCTAATCTTCTAGCTTCTTCGTGAGAATCTGCTTCTACCTCTATGTAATTTTCTGAAAACAAACTTACATTTATTTTATATTTCATTCTTCTTCTCTCCTTATATATTGAATTAATTTATTGAATTGTAATAAAGTATCTGATTTATTCAGACTTTTATTAATTTGCCCATTCAAAAAATATACCATATAATTTATTAGTCTTACTTCTTGTTGTTGGATTACTTGATTTTCCGTATAATTTATTCTTTATAGCAGATGAAGAAGTATTAAAGTATTCTCCACATTCAACTAATGAATCAAATATCATTACTGTTTTATCTAACAATGTAGCTTTTACGCCTTTCTTTTTATAATCATTATCTGGAGGATTATTATTCACATGACATCTGTGCCATTGATTATAAGCACCATCACACCATTCAAGGTTGGTATAAATATTATTAGCTCTTATTCCATCTATGTGATTAACTTGTGGTAAATTTAAAGGATTAGTAATAAAATATTCAGCAACGAGTCTATTTATTCTATAATATGTGCAATCACCTCTATTTCCATTAGATAATCCAATTCTTAAATATCCATCTTTATCTTTGGATGGTTTTAATATTCTTTCTTTCATATATCTATTTTGCATATTTATTCTTGCTAAACTTTTAAGGTTTCCAAAATTTGATATTTGATATTTACCTTCAAATCCAACTATATCTTTAAATTCTTCTTCCATTTAATAATTTAACCCCTTTTTATAAATATGTTGATTTTCTGTTGCCAAGTGAATACCGTATTGTAAATTAATAGTACAACTTAATTCTTCAATATACCTTCCAGTTTTAATATAATCACATAATTTTAGTTCAAATTTAGGGCAGTCTTTTAAATCATATCTAGTAAATAACCATATTTCCTTATTGAGTGTTTTTAAATCTCTTAGCATTTGTTCTAACTCTACATGATTTTGGTCGTTAGGTTCTCCTCCAAATATCTGTATTGAAGTTATCATATTATCAAAATCTTGAACTTTAGTTTTTATTTTCTCAAAATACACCTCATCATATAAATCACCTATATCAAAGTTCCATGATTCAGGATTGTGGCAATTGGTGCAATGGGGATTGCCCTTACACCCTGCCACATATATTTCTAAGGCTTTTCTACTTAAAGTATATTGAGTAGCTAATATGTTTATAATTACTTACTAGCCTTTCCTATGGATTCAGTATTGTACATTTGTCTATTCGGAGCATCTTCTTCTCTTCTAACTTTGTGCCAGTTTTTAATATTTGTAAGAAAACCGACCACTCTGGTATAGAAGTCTACTATTTCCGCACCACATATAGGGCAAATATTATCTGAACCTACTGTCATATGACCATTTTCACATTTTCTTAATAAATAATTTATTGCAAAATATATTACACCTTGTTTTGCACATGTTTCAATTAACAATTTCATATCTTCTACGTTATTTAATCTTTCATCACAAGAAATATGCATTATAGATCCACCAGAGAAATGTTTATCAAATGTTCCTTGTAGTCTAATTCTATCTAATAAATCTGCATTTACTATTAATGGTATGAATTGATTTGAATATAAATTGTATTCTGTTTGATATTTTAATAATTGGTCTTTTGATGCTAGTTTAATTGATACATTTTCTGCTGGAATTTGTTCACAATTATGAGGAGTTTTAAATCTCTTTTGCATTTTATCATTAACAGTATTTATTATGTTTATGATTTCTAATCCTAATTGCATTCCATTTTCTGTTTTTATATCTTCTCCTAAATATGATATTGCCTCATTGAATCCATTAATTCCACAAGTTGAATATTGAGTGTTAATATCTACAAAGCCTAAATCATATAGTGGATGATTACCATTGTCTATTCTTTTTTGAACTATCTTTCTTTTTGTATTATTAATTTTTGCACACATCTCAACTAATAAAGCTAATTCTTCCATAAATTTTGCTTGATCATTTTGATATTTTATTGATAATCTAGGTAAATTAATTGTACAAACTCCTAAACTACCAATTTTACTTGAACCACTTCCAAAGCTATTAAAATATTCATTAGTAGTTTCACTGCGTAATCTGCAACAAGAAGATAATGTGCTAGTCTTACCCATATACATATTTATAAAAGCAAATTTCATATTCTTTTTTGCTATGTAATTAACAAACCCTATATCTTGTAGTTCCTGATTGTCATTTATGCTGAAACATGCTGTTGTAACAGGAAACGTAATTGGAGTTCTTTCTTGTTCTCTATTCATAATGTCTAGATATAGGTTTTGCATCTTCTTAACTACTTCTCTATCAGGATGGCTACCATCTGGGAATATGTAGTCATTAATCATTTTATCTAAGAATCTACCATCATAAATTGATACATTAGTAAATGGAGATTGATTCCCTCTCATTGGTTGATTAATTGTGTAGATAAATGATGTTAATTGTGAATCAACATAATTCCAACAATCTTCTTCAGTTACAAAAGAAAAATGTTCATCTCTTTTATTTACTAATATATTTTTAACATAGTAACTCATTACTACTAATAAATCAGCTAATCCACAAGCACCTAGAGTTGAATTACTTGCAACTACTACAAATTGTTCTAATTGAGATTTAAAAGCTGTTAGATATTTAGGTGGTACACTATGTATTTTCTTTACCATACTAAGTCCATTCATCATAATGTCGTATGTAGAATAGTTATAACAATATGGTAATCCTCCTCCTACTCCTATAAAGTCGTTTATATAAATATCTCCCGTTAAATTTCTTTCTACAATATTATTTGCAAATCCTAATCCATATAAAGATTTGGATTCTTTCCACATCATATAATAACTGTTTATTTTTTCAAAAGGTTTTTTCAATTCAGTTGAATAACTAATTACTGAAACGTCATCTACATTACTATTTTGATCTACTGATATATCAGTAGTAGTTTTTACTTTTTTACTAAAGAAACTTTTTGAGAATTTGGCTAAGTCTAATTGTACGCCTATTCCGTCCATATCGAATAATTCACTTGGATATTTACCCCTTAAATACATCATTAAATCGTCAAATTCTTGTTCATAGCTTATTTTTAAGTACATAATATTATCTCTCCTTCTAATTGTTTATTATTTCTTGTAATGTTTTTAATTTATTATCAACCACTATTAATGGTAATGATAGCATGTTACTTTCTTGTGCTAAGTTTATATAAAAATCCTGTTCTTCTTGTGGTAAATCATTTAATAATTTATATTCAAACTCAATACCTTTATTTTTTAAAACTGTTTTAGTCATATTACAGGCTGAACAATTTTTCTTTCCAATTAATAAAATCATTTAAATTTCCTCCTTAATATAAAGTTCACATATACAAATGTCTTTTTCTCTTTTATCTTTGCATGGACATTTAGTATCTTCATTTTCAATAATCATGCATGGACAATATTTGTTATTTGCTAAAACTTTCATTGCTACTTCTTTTCTCTTTTTAATGTCTGGATTTAATATCATTGACATCTTTCAAATCACTCTCTTCCTATATTATTTGTTTATTTTTATTGTTGTATTATCTACAATATTATCTATGCCGTTAGAGATCACTGACGCTATTACTCCAACCACAAAGTACATAAAAACATCTGCTTTAAAATAATCTAAAATAGCTAATGCTATTAAAAATGTGATAACTGAACCTATAAATTTTATTATTGCTTTCAACATTTCAATCACTCCTTAATATGTTTATTTCTTTTATTTTATTATATAAGCTATTTTTAGTTCACCTCATTATGATTTAGTCTTCTTCTTCAAATTCTTCAAAGTCATTTTGGTTCTCTAGAGTAATATTTTTAAATATCTTTTTATTTAATTCTTTTTCATCAATTAAATTGTCCAATTCAGATAATCCTTCAACTAAATTTAATTTATAGTCAAGTTCCTTTTTAGCACCTTCACAATCGCATCTAGTTGGTGTTACCCATTGAGATTGATCTTTTATTTTAAATATTCTCCAATCACTAGATTCTACGTCTTTATCACAGTAAATACATTGATTGAATCCATATGGATTTGTATATGTTCTAGATGATAATAAGTCTTGTAAATTAATATCGCCAGTTTCTAATTTGTAATATTTTTTCATGATTTATTCAATCCTTTCTAGCTTTAATTTATTAACAGTTGTTAAAATCAGCATTTTATGTTAATATCCAACCTCTGTAAGCTAGTTATAGCCCCATTGTTGAAAATGAGATTTTTTGTAATTCTAACAAATCTAGTATAATTTATTCATTAATATCAATATAGACTCTCTATATTTAAGACCACCTAACAAACTGCAAATATAACTTTTGATATTTTCTCTTTGCTTGACATCTAATACCAATTCTTTTAATGTCTTTGATAACTCGATTAAAATATCATTAATATCTCGTAATACTCCATTGACACAAATACTTATTCCCCATGTTTTTAGTTCATTATTTAAGTCTTTACAATTAGATAAATTGTTGTATGTAACATTTAATAAGTTTTCATTTTTAATATTCATTATTTATCACTCTCAACTTTCTTAAATTTAATATTTTCTAATTCAACATCATCATACTTACTTCCTAGTTTTAAACAATGCATATATAACATTCTATCTGCTTGAATATAGACATCTCTAATCTTTTCCTTATTTATTAATAATTCTTTATTTGGTGTTATTGTAGAACTATTTGCTAAAGAATTTATTAGCTTATATAAACATTCAGATGATTCTTTCAAATCTTCATATCTTTCTAGTGTAATATTTACTGTTTCATTATCTTTATAACTCACATTTATTCTCCTTTTATCTCTATTCTTTATTTATTAGCTATTATCCATTGCATAAACTCAAACGCACCTTGCAATAACTTTCCGTCTTCTTGACTCTCAGAATATTCTAAGAAATATTGTCTAAGCTTTTCATTGTCAGCCTCACGAATTTGAGTTTCAAAATCCTTTTGATATTGTTTAAATTTGTTACTTTCTACTAATATCTTTTCTTTGTCTAAAAACTTTTGCATTTGACTTCCCATATTCATTCACTCCTAAATTTCATTATTATATTCTCCCATCTTTTCTTTATTTTCTTGCGTTTGTCTCTTGTTGATTTTATATAATAATTTATATACTTCTTCCATATCTTCATCATTCATCTTCAATAGCAAATTAGAAAATTGAATATTTAGACATAATTTTTTATTAATTATTATCACTCCTTCATCAGTTAAATGACTATAATAGTATCCATCTCTTTGAATCTAGCATTTTTAAAGACAAACTTGTAACCATTGGTTTAGTCAAATAAGTTAAATATAAGTCTCCATCTCTAATAAAGTATTCTTTATTGTTAAATCTGCATCTACCGCCATTATCCATATATTTTCTAGCAGTTTGGAAATCAACATATTCTATTTCTTGCATTTGTTCCACCTTCTTTATTTAATTTAAAATTAAAGCTCACTCAAATTATACATCGGTACTAAAACTTGCTTATTATTTATGTATACGTACATTGCTTGGTATCCTTCTCTAGCAACTCTAACTACTTGTCCTGATGGATTGTACCTTACATACAATGTTTGTCCATTTATCATATATTTCACCTTCCTTTCTATTTAACAATATATCCAACTTTTCTATCAACTCCGTAAGATTGAATTCTCTTTTTATATTGACTATCTGATTCTGATTCACGCCTAGGAGTATAAACATCCAATCTAATACTTCCATCATTATTAACTTTTATATATTTGCTACTTCCCCTATCTTCAACTACATACTCGTTACCATCAATAATTATTTTAGTTCCAAAAGGTATATGAGGTGGACTCGCTACCATTCCACGAGAAATTCGTTTGTTACTAGCTGTAATTCCATCTGTTTTACCACATTCACTTTCCAATACTCCATAGTAAGTTAATACAAACTCTTGCCATTGAAGTTCATTTATTTTCTCTTTCTCTAATTGTTCTTGTTTAAGTTTCTCAGTTTTAATCTTATCGCTTTCTAATTTATCTTTTTCATATTGTATTTGTATGGGATTTTTAACTAATCCTAAATTGTCTATCTGTACCATTTCGTTAACTTTAAATTCTTCTTTAATATTATTTGCCACGAATGGTATCTTTGCATTTGTTGGCATTATAAATAGTAAACTACTTGATAATAATACCACTGACAAACGCATTGTCCTATTCAGCATTTAATCAACTCACTTTCTTATGTATATCGGTATTTAACTATATCTTGATTAATTTTAGTACCTTCTCAATTTCATTAGCTATTTCAACTATATTTGCAGTTTGTTCTTGAATTCCTGCTGATATTTCTTCCATTCCAGCAGATGTATCACTCATGCTAATATTAATTTCTTCTATATTAGCAATTCTAGTTATACTACTTTGTTTTAATTTTATGCTATTTTCTTTTCCAGTTTCAGTCTTTGTAAGTATAGTAGTAACCATAACTTGAAGTTCTTTTATTATTTGGCTTATCGTAGAACTAAAACCTTTTGATTGTTCTGCTAACTTTTTAATTTCATCTGCTACAACTGAGAACCCTTTGCCATATTCCCCAGCTCTGGCAGATTCTATACTTGCATTTAATGATAAAAGATTTGTTTGGTTTGCAATTTCTTTAATAGCTTCTGTTATTTTAGAAATATCTTGCATTTTAATATTTAAATCATTCGCATTATCATAAATATTTTCAATATCGCTACTAAATTTATCCATTATTCCACCATTGTTTTTAGCACTTTCGTATGCACTATTAACTCTTTCGGCTATGTTAAATATAGTTGCGTTGATCTCTTCTACTGTAGCCGTAAACTCCTCTGATATACTTGCTGAGGAATCAATGGCATTACTAATTGATTCAGTATCTTTTAATAGTCTTAAGGTTATTTCTTGTACTGATTTCTTATATTCTTCAAATAGCTTATTCTTGGTTTCTAACTCTGTATTTAGTTCGTTATTTTGTAATTCTAATTTATTTATTTTGTTCTCATTTTCCTTTTTGATTATTTCTAATTTTTCATTCATTAGTTTTTCCATTGATTCTCTTGCTTCTTTTATACCTTTTTCATTTTTAAATAATTTCATCATCTTATATACTCCTTCGTATTTAATAATTTATTTGTTGTTGGCTACCCTTGTCAACACTAAATTGTCAAATTTATCTGAGGAAATATAGTTTATTTATCAAATTCTTATAGTATTTCATCTTTAATCTCAATCTCTTTGTCTCTGTCAAAGTTAAAATGATTGTTTATTCCTATATCACTCTGAAAATAAAACTTTTCGTTACAACCATCGGTTAAGCATCTTGCTACAAATTCTACGTATTTATTGTTTTCTATTTCAACTAATTTATAATCGCTTGTTAATTGATAGTTTGATTGTTCACATATTGGGCAGTAGATTTTGTTTTCTTGTAATAATGCTTTATTCATTTTAATTCGCCTTCTTTATTTATTATAAAATATCACTTAACATATCTTCTATAGTTTCCATAAAGTCAATTTTGTCTATATCTTCATTTTCTAACATTTCTCCAATATCATATTCAGCATTGAGTCTTTTATAAATTAGTTTAGAAATAGATTCATAATCATACCCTTTTACTTCTATATCCTCTATATTTTGAATTTTTCCTCTGGCTTTTCCTGTCATATAATGAATTAATCCTTTTGAATCAATAAAGCCTGTATCTCCACTCTTGACTAATATTGTATTGTTATTATCTATTGCACCTTTTATTTCAAAATCATCTGTTATTGTTACTATTTCTCCTATTTTATGTTTCATCATAACATCTCCTTTGATGTTTTTATTTATATTAATTTGTTTTAATTTTTTATGTATCCACAACTTAGGCTCTCACAACCGTATATATTTTCTATCTCATTTGTTGGTTGCCCAAAATATTCACTAGATTGAGTATTTCTTCCCAACTGCACTATATCTTCTCCACATAAGGGACATTTCTCTTTATCCAATGACCATTCTTCAAGTCTTTCTGACAAGTCATAAGCTAATTGTTTTGGATTGTCTGTAATTTGTACTATAAATTCATTTATAGTTTCTATTGTGAGTTTTGTATTGGTATTGCAATATTCCCATATCATTTGTAGTAGTTCATCTGCTGACATTCTTTCACCACCTCATTTCCTTTACTGGTTAATATTAGTTTAACATCTAGATAATAGCTTGTCAATACTTTCTACATTAATTTATTATATTATTTTATAATTTTAGCAGATACTAAATTCCAATCCTTTTTCTTAGAGTTCCAAATTATTATACCTTGTGCGTTTCTACTGTCTTTCCTATTTAATCCTGTGGTATTTACCATTTTAGTCTTACCAAAATTATCAGTTAATTCAATATCTATATCTTCAGTTATTTGAGTTATTAATATTGGTAATCCTAATTTCTTAGCTAAACTATTCTTTAATCTAGTAGCATTTTGTTTAGTAGCATATGAGGTTAATGGTATTATAACCAAATGCCCGTCAGGATACATTAATACTGTTTCTCCCTTATATTGGTTAGTAGTCAACATTCCTATTATGTTTTCATCTTTTTCTAGTGGCAATAAATTTGGTAAGAAGTCACCTATGGTACTTGGTGTCTTTTCATTGATTTCCCATAGATTTAAGAAATAAGCATTCCCTTGATTTGAAATAAAGATAGCTTTATCCTTGTTACTACATTGTATTATTGTTTTAACTTCATCATCGTCTTTAATTTTTTGAGTTTCGTTATATTTACGTGTTTTCTTAAAATATTGTTCTTTCGTAAATATTAGTGTAGCTGTAAAGTCTTCAATTAGATCTTCTTGTTTTACTTCTTTCACTTTATCTTCATAGATTATTTCTGTTTTACGAGGTTGTCCATATTCTTTTTTAACCCTTTGTAAATCTGATATAATCATCTTATCAATCTCTGAATCAGTTTCTAATTTATATTCTAAGTTTTTGATATCATCTTCTAATGCATGAATATCTTTTATTTCATTTTCAATGTATTTCTTGTTTATGTTTCTTAATTTCATATCATAGACATATTTTCCTTGTATTTCATCTAAGTTGAATTCATTCATTAATTCTGGTATTATTTGATTTTCTTCACTATATCTATTAATTTCTATAGCTTTGTCTATATTTAATAATACCTTTTCTAATCCTTTCAATAGATGTAATGATTTTGATTTTGTATTGATGTCATTAGATAATACATTTTTTATACATGTTTTTCTGAATATCAACCATTCATCTAATATTCCTTTTATTCCTAATACTTTTGGTTTTCCATCTAAACATATGATATTCATATTAAAAGATTGTTTAGATTCCAAAGGAGTATTTTTATATAATAATGACATTAATTTATCAGTATTGGTGTTCTTTTTCACTTCTATAGTAATTGATATTCCACTTAATTCTGTTGTATCTATAACATTTGTTATAGCTTTATAGGATAAGTTTTTATCAGAACATAATTCTTTAATTCTTGCGACTATTGCTTCAATATTTGTGCTATATGGTATTTGTGTGATTATTATATTATTATCAACAACTTTATATTTTGCACGTAACGTTACATTTCCTTTCCCCATATTATAAATATCTTCTAATTCATTTTTGTCATATAATATTTCACCTTCTGTTGCAAAATCTGGTGCAATTAAATAATCAGATACATTGATATCCTTGCTTGATATGTATGCAATTGTTGTATCTATTACTTCATTAAGATTAAATGATGGAGTTTTACTTGCCATTCCTACAGCGATACCTTCATTATAATTAACTAACAAATTAGGAAAAGTTGTTGGCAATAATTTCGGTTCTTGTTTTTGCCCATCATAATTTAGCATAAACTCAACTGCATTTTTATTAATATCCTTAAAAAATTCTTTATTAATATTTGATGCACCAGCTTCAGTATACCTCATGTGAGCTTCTTGAAGTTCCTTACTATTGTGAGTGTGTAGCCCAAAATTACCCTTACCATTTACATAAGGATATAGTAATGTATCATCTTGTGCCATTCTAACTAAGGTTTGATAAATACTACCATCACCATGTACATTATAAGACATATTATCTCCAACTATATTAGCTGATTTAGTTCTTTTATCATATAATCCTTTTTCATGTAACGTCCATAATAATTTCCGATGAGAAGGTTTGAATCCATCAATTCCGATGATTGCTCTATCTTTAACTATATCTATTGCATAAGGAAGATAATTCTCATTAACTAATTGAACTACATCTTTACTGTCACACTCATCAAAATGCTCAATATAATCAAAGTTATTTGTAATCATATCTCTTCTATTTTCTACGTTATCACCTAACCACAATTCAAAAACTTCCATCATTGCTTCAATATCTGATACAGTTACTTGAGTCAATCTTCTTGTATCTGGATTCATTATAGCTTTAGCCATAGTATCTTTTTGCATTTGTCCTAAACCTTTATTACGTTCAGGTGGATAATATTTAATTCCTTTACTGTCCAAATCTTTGGTTATATCTTCTTTTTCTTTATCAGTGTAAGCGAATAAAGTTTCTTCTTGTTTTTTATCTTTGTTTTTAGTAGTAATTTCAAATAGTGGTGCTTCAGCAATATAAATATATCCTTGTTCTATTAATTCTTTTGACATTCTATATACGCAACACAGAATTAAGCATCTAATTTGATATGCGTCTATATCTTGGTCGGTTGCCAGAATTACCCTTTTCCATCTGAAATTATCTATATTAAAGTTAGGTAATGGTGGTTTATCTTTTGTTTTCACATTAAATTTTGAATTATATAAATGAGTTCCACAGCAAAATACTCTGTATAAGTTATATACTACTTCATTAGCAAAAATTTGTTTTTCTGTGGCTTTTAAAGTAGATAACATTTTACCACCTACATGAAATCCAGCTTGAAAAAATGATTTTCTACTTTGTAATATTCCACCAAGTGCAGACGATCCTTCCCCTATGTATATCTCAGCTAAGTCTTTGTCTTTGGTTATACAATTTTTAAAGTTTTTTATATCATCTGTAAATTTAATTTCATCAGATAATTTTGCTTTAGTTTTTTGCCTAGTTTCTTCACTTTTTTCTCTTGCTCTTTTATTTATTAATATTATTTTTGATAAATTATCCATATCTTCTTTATTTTCAATTGAATAAATCTCTAAAAAGTCCTTTATGTATGTTTTAACAGTCGTTTCATAAAGTTCTTTTTTAGTTGAGAATTTTGTTTGAGAAGTATATGATACATTTGTAGAATTTACATCGCATATATAAGATATACTTTCCTCAATATCTTTTAATGTTATAGGCTTTTCTCCTTTTCCATACATGTTATTGTCTTTTAAATAGCTGTTTATGGAATCTTTAAAACCACTTATTAGACCTCTATGAACCGTATTGTCTTCTAGTTGTGGCATATAAATTCCATTTAAAAATGGATAATGTAACACCTTCTCTTTTGAAAAATTAACTACTAGATTAATTTTGGTTTTTTCTATATCATTTTTTTGCTTATCAATATTATAAAATTCACTTTCATATTCTTTTTCTGTAACTATTATATTATTAATTTCTCCTTTAATTTCTTTAAACTCTAGGTATTTAGATAAATTTTTAAAATTAAAAGTATAACATTGGTCTTTATATTTAAATATAGAAGTTATATTTGGGCTAGTAACAACTATTCTTTCTACAATACCCTTAGCTTCATTTTCATTAAAAACAGTATTAGTATATATTTTATCACATAATTTAAAGGTTATTTCTGTTCCATGTTCTTCAGTAGTTCCTAAGCATTCAAAAGGAACAGAAATTTCTCCACCATTTATAAATTGTATATGATATATTTTCCCATTTCTTTTTGATGTAATATCCATAAAATCACTAGAATAATTTATTATAGTATTTCCACAGCCATTTGTGCCTCCAGAAGTTTTGCCTGTTGACATTTTGCTTCCACTAAACAATATTAAAAAAGCATGTCGCCAATTGGGAATTCCATTACTTTCTCCATCTAAAATTATTCCACAACCATTATCTTTTATTGTTATTGTTTCATTATCATCATTTAGTATCACCTCTATTATTCCGTTTTCAGAATCCATTTCGACTAATATATCTCTACAATTTGTTACACTCTCTCTTATTGGATGATAAAAATTATCATATCCATCAAAAAATACTGGTAATTTTAATATAGCTTGCTCTTTATCTGATAAATTTCTGTATGCATCTTCTTGTATCATTATGTAATCACTCTCCTGTTATAATTTATTCAATATATTTTATCCAAGCCAATCAACATTATAATTATATTCTTTAATAACATCTAAAGCTTCTTCCATATCTTTACCTATGAATTTCTCAGCTTTATTATTAATATCACCTTTGTACATATATTCATCATTATAATAAACATCGTCAGCCGTAATTCTATATAAGTTAGCTTGTTCTGTTTGTGTTAATTCTTCAAAATCTATTAATACAATATTTTCATTATCTATTTCTTCTTTTAATAGTTCCAACAATACATCTTCTAGCAGTTCTTGATCTTCAATATGACCTTCTTGAATTGTTATAATTCTATCACTATTAAATTCTAAATCATCTATATAATACTTATACCTAACCATGTAATCAATCATATTTAACTTCCTCCTTAATATATTTTAATTTATTATATGTAGAATTATTATCACCTTTTGGATAAGGCTCTTGTTTCCACAAACATTTTAAATATTTATCAAAAATAATTAAATACCTATGTTTTCTTGTTCGTGGTCTATGTTCTCCAATTAATCCTTTTATTTTACCTCTCTGATGTTTTATGTATGTACCATCTTCTTGCAATATCCAAAAATCAGATTTCTTAGCAGTAAGTCCATAATATTTAAAATTAGTTGCTTGATATATGTATCCATTATGAAATTCGCTATCTGCATAAGATAGAATTGCTTTGACTTCTGCATCCTTCCTTAATAACTTTATTGTTCTGCTTAGAAACCATGAAGTTAAGTTCTTTTCATAATAAACTGGATTTAAAGCTAGTCTACCTAGTTCATATAAACCTTGTTGCTGATTTCTTTCTAATCCAAAACAACCTTTTGCCGTTTCTGGAACTGATAAAGTATGATATATAGCTACTCCTATTAAAGTATTGTCTAAGAATAAGCCATAATGGAATCCACTTCTGAATGAATAGCCCTGTTTTGATAGATAATGAAACTCTTCTAAGATATCTTTTGCTTCTTGTCTTGATACTTTTTTAATAACATAATCTTTAATTTGATTTACCCTCCCTTTATCTCTATTAATTTATTAAAACCAAATAAAATTTCTCTTTTAAATTCTCTTACTTATCAAAAGTAATTATACTTTTATTTAAAAACTGACTTGCATCTAGTCCTTCAAAGCTAATACTATCTCCATTCCAACTTTTATGTATACTATATTGACTTATAACATACATCTCATTATGAATCATGATCTTTGTTTCTTTTTCAATCTCAACTATTCCATATTTCTTTAATATTCTACTAGCTATTTTACACAAGAACTTTTTCATTTTATACCATTCTCCTTTATTATTTTTTAATTGAAGATTTCACAAAGTTTAAGTTGATGAGGAATAACAGTCCCCACATACTAACATATTTGCACATAATAACTGTACATATCATGGTTACTATATTCTCTAATATACTCCATTTATAATTTTTATTTAAATCCATTTTTACATCTCCTTTTATTATATATATAATTATCAAATTGCTTTAAAATACAAATTTGAATTGGTTATTTTTAATTAACATTCGCATTGATATTATATTTTTTCGTAATTTTTATCATTTCTGCAAGATTTGAATTTATATTATTCGTGTTTTGTTATTCTAAAACATTCAAAATTATTACAAGCCATTCCATCACATGCATCAACCTCTGAATTATCTATATCACAAAGACCTTCCCCTGAGAATTTACCCTCTATATTTTCATATTCATCCTTGTAATGTATACAAAAATCACAAATTGAACCTATGTCTTTACATTCCTGTGAGCAAAATTTAGCCATTTATTTTACCTCCAATTCTATTCCAGTTCTCATCACAATATTCAAAGAACCATATCTTTCTGCTTGTCATAACTTCAAACCTATACATATTATCCTCAAAGATTTCTTCTACCATTTCATGCGAAAAGAAAATTCCATCAGTATCTACTATTTTTAATGGTTTATCAACTTGGATTTGTGATCTTGAATAATCTACTTTTCTATTATTGTACTGAGGACACACTTCTTTTTGAGTATTTATATTAATTAGATTTTTAAGTTTTATATATTGAGTTGTCATATTCATTTAATCATCCTCCAATAACGTGATATTGCCTTTACTAATTTTTAAAAACCCGTAATGTATATAATCATTATTTTCTTCTATAAATTCTGGAATAAAGAAATCAGTAATATAAAAATCTGTTGTTTTCGGTACTAATATAACTAACTTTACAACTTGGTTATAAGCTTTTCCTATGTATTTACTATCATTAGCCTCATTTCCTAATCCATCATGTATTTTAGTAATAACTGCTTTTCTACCTATTATATTTTTCATTTTAATTCACCTCTTTTTAATTTATTAACTTTCATTTAAAACAAGCAATTTACCTTGTCTACAAGTCCCTAAAATAGCCATTCTTAGTTTTCTAAAAGTTCAGGATTTTCAAATTTATTCCCAACAATCTCTCTAAACATAAAACTATTAAAAAATTCATGTGCATTCCAATTACCAAACATATAACAACCATTAAGATAAGTTACTTCAAATAGCTGAAAATAGTCTTTTCTGTTTTCTTCACAATCATAATTTCTATTGATAGCTTTGATAATATCACCTTTATAAATTTCCTTACCTTTATTATCATTTAAGCCCGTATATTTTGTTTTATCTCCTTTCAGTATTTTTAAATCCCATGAACCTTCATAAGACATTTTTCTTTCCAATATTTCTTGTAATGTAAAATACCAAAAGCGTTTTTCTTCTTTATCCCAAACTCTATATTTATCATTATTCATTTACCTTATCCCTCAATCTTTCTTTATATAATTTTACTGCCAATTCATAAATTGTTTTCTCTCCATATTTACTAAGTCTTTTAATACTTGTAGCACATTCAAATAACCTATCAATAAACTTTTCACTGTTTAGTAATTCTTTTGCTTTTTCAAGCCGTAATTCTTCAAGAAAATCTTCAGCTTCTATTCTCGTTCTAAATATGTATCTCTCACTTGACCTATATAGTATATTAAGTCCTCCATTGCAAGCTATTGCTTCACAGGGTTTTGGATAAGCGTCTAACATAAATAGTTCTTTATATACTTCTGACTCAGCATATATACCTATTCCGTCTAAACAAACTCCATATACGTTATCACCTATTTTTAAATCTTCTAATTTAATCATTAATCTTCGCACTCCTCATTTATTTTTCTAATACCTTTGTCATTATTTTCTCTAATGAATTCAGTTTTACCACCCAATAATACTGCTCCAGTATAAATTTGACCTTTTAATAAGTAGTCTATCATATCTTCTATTTTATTAATAACTTCTTTATGTTCTTCATCATTAGTAAATCCAAAATTTAAACTTAAATTAAAACCTATTATTTCATCATTCATTTTATTATCAATCCTTTCTATATTTTTTAATTTATTAAAAGCTTATAAATTCCAAGCTTTAACTTAACACACTTTCAAACTTCTTTCCATTTTTAGTTATTTCTAATTCATAATATTCACAACTTCTTATATACTTCAAGTACCAATTATATCTTTCATCATTTTTATGTGGGTTACAGACTAAAAATGGAGTATGTAGTGTTATTACTTTTGTCTCAGTATCTTCGTATAGAATATATAAGTTATCCCACCCATTTCTTATTTTTCCATAACCAGCTCTTTTAATTAGCATTGAATTTTTCACTTCCTTTCTTATTACTATACTACCATAACTTTCTAATTTGTTCAATGCTTTATATATTAATTTATTAATTATTAATATTGTTACATTGCAACTTTATCAGATAAAGTTAATCCTCTTTCTTCTAAGTAAGTAACTAAATATTCAGTATCTAATCCGGTTATAATTTCTTCAAAGCTTGTCATTTGTATTTGTTCTAGTGGCTTATTCTTACATAGATAAACCAAGTTTCTTACAAATTCTAAAGTAGCTATGAATGTTTCATATTTTAATGTTCCTTTAAACAACCTAAATTCTACGGTATCTTTATGTAGTAGATTTACTATTTGATATTTAGCATTACTATACATATGCCCATATTCACCTTTGGCTTTCGCAAGTAAAGTAAACAAACTTTCATTATCTTTCATAAAAAATCGTTCAGCAAATCTACTGCTATCTCTACGGGCTATTACTTTGATATTATCCCAATGCTTTTCAAGTAAATATAAAACCTTTGTAATACATAAATCTTGTAATGTGGCATCTTCACCAAAGAAATTTCTATTTACATGAACATGTAATCCACAAGTTTTAGTTTCATGTGATTTATAATCTTTATTGCTTAATTCTTTAAATAAACCTTCATATGGTAGTGACTTGTGATAATTTAAACTACAAGGATGAGTTGTGATTTCCAATCCTTTAGCCAAACTACCATCATGCATTATATAACAATTATCTTCGCCTAAATACTCTTGAATAAATTTAGCATTGTCATCAGATTCTCCACCATTGTCAATTTCTAATTCAACTCCCATATATAAATTTACACATGTTTCATTATAATCTAATTCAGTATGATGAAAGTTAAATTTTTCTGGAACATAGTTATAATGTTTTATATACTTAGTGGTAGTTGGTGTATAGTTTAATCCTGATATAGATGAACCATTAGCCAAGTCAAAAGACATCATTGATGGAGACATATCATGAAAATAAGATCTTCCTGCCTGTCTACCTCTTGTAGTTGTTAACTCAGGACTTGATGTAACCCATTGAGTTAAATATTCTTGTTGAAAACTTAATTCATTAGTAGTATTTAATGTTGTTAAATCTCCAATTCTTTCGGAGTTTGAACATATAGGGTCTCTATTCCCTTGCTCTCTACGTTCTTCTCTATTTCTAGGTTCTCTGTTTCAGCATTTCTTCTTAATAATCTATTTAACCTTTCTTGCCTTTCATCTTGATTGTTTCTTGTCATAGTTTCAGTTTGTCCTAATCTTCCGTTTGGTTGATTATTATTTGGCATAATTATTCACTCCTTTATATTTATATTAATTTATTAACTTCACTTAAAATAACGTTTTTATTGGGTTATTATTGGAATATATAACAAATTTCGTACCTATTTAAGCCATTCTTATATGTAGTTTTTGTGATATCTCACAATTAGATTATTGTTGTGGTTCTTCAAGTGTAAAAATAAGATACAAGATTTAGTAATTTATCCTGTATCTAAATATTACCACTATTCTGTTTTATTGTCAATTACTTTCTACATTAATTTGTTATTATATTTCTAAGATATTAATAATTCTCTTAACCATGTATCTCTATTAAGATTTTCTTTCTTTTTAATAGCAGAATTTATAGTAGCAATATTTCCCATCATATAAACTCTTTCTTTTGCTCTTGTTGGTGCTACATATAGTAAATTAGAGTTCATCATAAAAGTATGTGCTTTGGGTGCTATAACTATTACTTGTTTTGCCGAAGCACCTTGACTTTTATGAATTGAAATACAATATCCTAATTCAATTTGATTTAATTCTTCTTTTCCATATGTTATTACACAATCATCAAATTGAACATCCATATCGTTATAATTTACATTTATGATAACTCCTGTATTCCCATTAAAAATAGATGTTTCATTTCCCATCGGAGTTTTTGCTTTATAATTATTAGTTATTTGAATTATCTTATCACCTTTAAAGAATTTCACATCACCTCTTATTAAGAAATAATTCTTTTTATCTTTTTGAATAAGTTGTTGTATAATTTTATTAATAGCTTTTGTACCATAATCTCCCTTGTTTTGTGATGATAAAACCATAATATCTTGTGGAGTATAACCATCGCTTATTAGTTTATTATATATTATTAAAACTTGTTTAGGTATTTTTTCTTGTTGTAGTTCACTATATACAAAATCTTTTTTAGTTCCAAATATATGATTACCTTTAAATGAACTGGGTAAAAATGATTCACTTTCTCTTATCTTAGTTACAACTTGCATAAGACCACCTTCGGAATATCTGAATATCTTTGTTAAAATAACTGTTGGAACAATTCCACTAGATAATAAATCTTGTGCTACATTTCCACATGATACAGAAGGTAATTGAAATGAATCAAATATAAATAATATCTTTGTTTTAGTTATATCAATTGCATCAATCACATGCTTAAATAAGAATATATCCGTCATTGAAAATTCATCAATTATAACAACATCAACGTCCAATTTATGTTCTTCATTATATCCCCAAGGATTTTGTCCTTTAATTGGTTTATATTCTAATTGTCTATGTATAGTTCCACATTTTCTATCAGTATAGTCTGCTAAAACTTTTGAACTAGCACCAGTTGGTGTCATTAATTTATAAGTTTTATTATTTGATTCTAGCATATTTATTAATGCTTTAGCACTAGCCGACTTTCCACTTCCTGCTGGAGCTGTAAGAATGCCTATATTATTATTACACATCATATCTAAAGTAGATAATTGTTCATCAGTTATACTAATATCATCAATTTCTCTAAATAATTCAGTATTAATATTCCATACTATAGGATTTTCAAGCATATCTTTAACAAAACTAGCAATATACTTTTCAGTATTATAACTTTCTAGTGAAGATATTTGCTTGGTTTCTAAATCAACATAAATATCTTCACTATTTTCTTTAATAACTTGTACAAATAAACTAATACACCCTGGAACTAATTTACCACATTGTTGTCTCACTTCTTTTAATCCTATTTTTGTATTTCCACTAGATTCATTTTCTTCTAATATATAATTTAGACAAGATTTCATTCTTTGAATAGAATATTTTAAATCATAGTCAAATTTGAACTTAAACTTATCTGGATTATCTATGTTTTGTTGTTCTAGATTTAATAAAATACTATCAGCAGTTTTAAATCCAACTCTTGATAATTTACACAAACATTTATATGGATCTGATTTTAAAGCTTTCTTAATGGTATTTACACTTGTGTATTGTGAGTATAATTTTTTAATAACATTTATATCTATTAGCCCTCCAAAAACTTCTACTAATTCAATTAAGCAAAAGTTTTCAATGACTTTATTCTTTATTTTATCAAATGTAGGTTCTTTAATTCCTTTTGTTTTTTGCAAATCAATATCACTTAAATCATTTTTCACAATCTTATCTATTATATTAGGGTAAACTGATAACAAAACTTCTGATTGTGCTTTAGTTAATATCTCATCTAAGAAACTTTTTGAACTATTATAATCAGTAGGTTTATCTCTTTTTACTGTCAAAACCTTATATTGGATTCCAAACTTTTTATTTATCTCTGGAACAGCAGTTATATCATATTCTACATCAGGAATTAGATTAGGAGTATTTCCCACTAATATATATTCATTATTTCTATTTCCTTTTAAATCCTTATATACTTGTTTATTAACATCTGCTACATATATTTTAAAATCTTCACTATTAAATCTATTTCTTATTATCGTTGCTTTGAATTTTACTTCATTACTCATTTAATCACATTCCTTTTTATTTTATTTAATAACATACCCATGAGTCTATACAAAGATTAAATTCATTAGGCACAACTTTCCAATTTCCGTTATCATCTTTATGCTTTTTAGGCTTTTTAGATTCACTAGTTATTTGCACAATATCCTTTTCCTCAATTGGATTATCATAAAAATATAAGAAATCAGATAGTTTATATTTTATTAAATCATTTGTATGTAAATCGTACATTGTTAGATATCTTGTTATTGACTTCTTATTTTTAAATTCATCTATTTTTATAACATAATATAAACTATCATTTTCTACTTTTGTTATCGGATATCCCAAATACTCTATTTCGGCAGATATTTTTTCTTTTAAAGGTACGTCTTTGTTTTCTATATTTTCTATGAGTTCATTTATCAAAGATTCAACATCAACTTCTTTAAATATCTTTTCTGTTTCTTTTTTAGCATATCTTTTTATAATATCCTCTGTTAGTCCCATTGTTATTAAATCAACTTTTTTGAATTGTTTTCTGCTACTTAAATCAGTGTATTTGTTATATACTTCTAATAACTTTTTAGATTTACCGAATTCGGTAAAATAATCTAATAAAATCAAAGCTGTTAATTGTCTTGAATTTATATCTACTTTTTCTTTTATATCTTTTAATAAATCTATAAAAGTATTATAGGCATTGTTTTTTAATTCATATAATTGATTTGCACATGTTTCATTTAAATATTTAATTGATCCAACACCTTTATAAATTGTATTTGTTTCTTTATCACACATGTATTCACCTTTAGAATATCTAAACTTAGGATTTTGTATATTTATATTTTTAGCTTTAGCAAGGGCTATTCCATTATCTATATCAGCTTGGTCTTCAGCATTATTTAAATATGCAGTAGTATACTCTAATGGATAATAATATCTTAGTCTTGCACACATATAACCATTCATTGAATATCCTGTGCTATGATTATATCCAAATTGATATTCCGAGGAATCTGAAATTATTTGTATAAACTGTTTTGCTTCTTTTTCAGCTATTTCTCTTGGTTGATCTGATTTATTACAATAACCTTCTAATATTTTTGGGAGTTGTTCTTTTAGTAATTCTAAGTCTTTTTTTCCTATAGCTCTTCTTGTAGTATCGGCTAAAGAACCACTAAAGCCACATATTTCTTGTAAAAATGCAATCGAATCTTCTTGAAATACCAAAAATCCTTTATTAGCCTCTAATAACTTATCTATTATTTCAGATGGATTTTTATTAAATTCCCCACTAATTAATCTATTTCTATAAGACTTTCCTGATGGTCTAAGACTTGCATTTACTAATGACATATCGTTTATTGCATGTGGTTTAAATTTAGATAATAAATCAAATGCATAATCTCCTTCGAATTGAAATATTCCAGCATTACTAATTAACATATCACTCCACACATTATCATCGTCCCAATTAATTTCATGTGCTTCTTCCCATTTTTTATTTAATAATTTATATGTATCTTGAATTACACCTATAGTTTTCAGTCCTAATATATCAAACTTTACATAATTCAATGAATCTACTGCCTTCATAGCACAAAATGAAACAGGAAAATCTTCATCTCCTCCTTTATAAAATACACCCATATTATCAAATAGAGTTATTGGACTACCTATCATTCCAGAAGGATGATTTCCTTTGGCTATAACTGTTCCTTTTATTCCATCAAAGTAATAGAATAATTCTTTATTATCTTCTCTTAATGTATCCCATAACGTTTTTAATTCTTTAACTCTTTTTAACTTTTCTTTATTTCTAATTACATTTATATATAATTTGTAATCATCAAAATTAGGTGATTTAGAAGTTGCGTTGTCTAATTCTTCCAAGTTAACTTCTTCTTGTATTATTTTAGAATACTCATCGAAGATATTATCAAATTCATTTTTAATCTGTTTAACTAAATCTAAGTCTTTATAATTTAATCCTTTGGCTAATACATCAATACTACCTCTATCTTGAATAGTACTAAGTGATAATATATATGATACATTCTTATTTCCAAATCTTTCTATGATATACTTATATACTTTTATTCTATCTTTTGGAGCAAAGTCTTCATCAATCCTTGATACCGTTAGTTTCCTAATACTTTAACACTCAATTAAGAGTCGGAGTAGACTATATCTTCATCCTATATAAATAGGAGTTCGGCACTACGGATTTGGACTTTCACCATGCTTTAATCCTCTTAGAGTTGTATTCCAACTCATTTTAGTCGTTTGACCTTCAAGTAGATTTCTCTACAAGCTTGGCACAGGATTACCATCGTCTTTACGTTAAGGCTTCCCCTGTTAGCATAATCATTAATACTCATTTCCTAGCATTACTATTCGTTGATTATACACCTTATACTTATAAGTTCACCGAATTTTTTATACTATACATTACTGTATAGGGTGACTATCAATGTGTTCTTTTAATTCTAAATAAATATGATACTTTCTATTTAAATAAATATTTGAGTCCTTGTATATAAAATCTAAAAATCTAAACGAATTATAATTTCCACCAAATTTAAAATTACTAACTATTTGTTCAGATTTTCTTTTATTCAAAGGATATTCTCTTAATATAGCATTATTATCTAATAAATACTTCATAATAAACTGCAACAAGTCATTAGTTCCAACGAAACCAATATTTACTTGTGTATTACTATCTTGTTTCCAAATACTTCCGTCTCCGTCGAAATATCCTCTAATAAAATCTTTTATATATTTATAAGGAATTGTATTAGGAGATGTTATTATATCAGTTTTATTTTCATATACACCATGTTTTATTAAATCATTTGTTAATTTCTTACTTACATATATAACTCTACAATATTTATTTCCTATCCCAAATCCAGCAGTTTCTATATATTTATTTACTGGTGTATTGCTATTTAAACAATAATTTAGTTTTTGCAAATGACTTTCGTCTTTAATACCTAAAGAAATTCCTAAACTTCTATTAGCGTGTTTTCTTTTAGATGTTATAAAGCCATCAGCATATACAAAACCTAACCAATATGCTTTATCTTCGGTATCTATGTTTTCAAAGTAGTTTTCATTAAAACTGTATTGTTTAGAATTAACACTATTATCTCTTAAGGGTAAATCAAGTTTATTAAACCATCTATATAAATATCCTTTACTTAATTCATATTTTTCTTCTAATTTTAAAGCAGAAGTCCCATTAATATATTCATTATAATATATATCAATAATTGTTTCCTTGGAAATTTTCATTTTATACTCTTGATTCATAATTCTCACCTCCTTTATTTTAATTTATTATATCATATTTATTTATTATTTAGAACTATTTTGTTATTTTAATCACCAAGACTTATTCTATCTGCATTACAAAATCTTGAAAATACTGTGTGCCACTTAATAGGATCTACAGTAATTATATCAGTTATATATGCTATAATGCTTCCTCCTACGCTTCCCCTACATGGGCTAGAATGTATATCACTATTTCTAGCCCACTCCATAAGTTCTGACATAAACATCATAAAACTTTCCATTCCTAACTTAGACATTACATCAAATTCTTCTAATATTGCTTTTTTGTATTCTTCTAATTTAGAAACATCTATAATATTGCGTTCCTTTTTATCTTTTAACATTTTAAATATTCTATTTTTCCATAATAATTTTGAATTATTACCATATAAATTTGGGTATTTAAATGTTTTATCTAATGTAAACTCTTCTACCATATTAGATAAAACATTTGTATTATTAATTGCTTCAAGTACAACTTCTAATGGTAAGGAATTTTGTATTTTAAATGATTCTACTAATTCATCATATGTTTTCCATATTAAATCAAACTCATCTTCTTCTCCATAAAAACTATCTTTAGCTTTTTGTAAAACTGTTCTACATTCGGCTTTATATTTATTAGATGAATGAGTATCTGTTCCACTTATTAGTGGTATATTATATAATTTAGACCATTCATATAATTGACTATTAAATTCTATTTGACTATTACAATTATGATATTGAATCTCTAAAAAACATCTATCATTGTGTTTAGATAACCATTGTAATAATTCATCTCTTTTTTGTAAATTATATTCATATTGTTTTCTACCTTCTTCGGTTTCATTACCTTCTACGTCATTTAATATATCTTTATTGCCTAATTTACATAGTGGAGAAGCTAAACAAGCAGTAGTAATTATAATATTATCACTTGTATTCATGAGTTCTTCAAATGATATTCTAGGATTATAATACATGTGTCTATCTGATTTATCCTCTTTTACTCCTTTTGAAGTCGCCATTGACATAAGAGTATTTAGTTCTTTAACTCCTTCCCAATTCTTTCCATACAATCCTATATGATATCCTCTAGTATTGTCCTGAAGATTAATACATAAATACAATTCAACTCCATGTATATATTTAATTCCATTTTTATCACAGTATTGTTTCTTTTTAATCCAATCATATATACCACCATGATTACTGAATGCTATTGCTTTCATTCCACATTTTTTTGCTAATTTAATATATTCTTCATATTTAGTACATGAATCAGCATATCCATTACAGTTAGATGTGTCATCATGTAAATGATGTACAATGTAGTTTTCTTCCATAAAATTTCACCACTCTCTTTTATAAAATTTTTTAATCTGTCATTTCAACTTTATAATTTATCATTGCATTATATAAATTGTTTGGTATTTTGCCCTTATAATCATTAGCAACTTTTTTAATATAATTCTCTTTAGCTATTTTATAAGCATTAAATGCTTGTTGTGGAGTATCAAAAACACCTAAGCTTATTCTTAGTTTGATGTCTTTTGTATTTTTATTTAATCTTGCTTGATATCCATTGTTTCTTTCAGTAACACCAATAGGATATTTTCCTCTAACTTTATCGTTTTTTACAAATAAATTATTTATTGATCTAGGAACAAATACACAATTCTTTGGACTATATATTTTATTTCCCTTAATTAGTATGTCTTTGTCTATTTGCATAACTTCATTTTCTATTTCATAGTAATTTTCATCAAACCATTTTCCAAATGATTGATAATTATGCCACTCTTCGCAAACAAAACAATCTATATAAGTATTTTCTTTTTTATGATAGTCTTCGTTATAACACCTATAAAACATAGACATCCAATATTTATATTGAATAGTTAATTTATTATTAATACTTGGTTTATATTTGCCTTCTCCTATATATCCAACTCCTTGTGTTTCTCTAAAGTAAGGATTCTTAATAGAACCTTTTTGAAAAAGTACATATTGGCTTTCGCAAGCATAATCATCTTCAAACTTTACTGTAATATCATCATTCCTTCTATATTCAATTATTTTCATTTTTAATCCTTGTTTATTTATACTATTTTCTCCAATTCTATTAGTTTTTCTCATATTTAAACAACCTCTTTCTTACAAATCATTTAACCAATCTAAGCCGTCACCTATTTCTTCTTTATCAAAGCTATCTTCTACAAACATATTAACGTCCTTTAAGTATTCATCAAAAGGTTTGTGCTGTTGTCTTGTATAAGGCATTAGATTATAGTAGTAATATTCTTTACTTGCATCAATTTCACTCCAAAACATTTCATCTATTTCTTGATTTAACTCTTTAATTTGTTGTTTATCTTTTATTTTGTCTAAACTTTCTAATGTTTTTAATATATCTTTAGTCTTAGCAGTTTTAATTTCTATATCTTCTAAAGTATTGATTATATTATCTTTTAAATCATCTATCATTTCTTGTGTTAATTCTAAGTAAACATAACAATCTTCCATTCTAAATCTATCTTGTATATCTTGTGGAAGTGTTTCTAAATTATTATTTTCAATACAAGTTTGCATCATATCTTCAATTTCTAATTCATCATACATCTCACTTTTGGTTAACCATTTTTTTATATTCCCTTCACTTTCTTTTACCCATGTTGCTCTTGAACAATTTTTACTTTTTGTTTTATTCTTTTTTGTTTCCTTATCAATACTAAACAAGTCACTTTCAATGCTACAATATTTAAGAAAATTCCATCTAATCTTAATCTTTTCTAAAGGGATTCCTTTTTGTATAAGACTTTCTGAATATAGTATTAATTGTCCACCTTCGGCTATTTTTTTAGCTCCTGTGTAAATAGTTGAAGTTTTAAAATCTTCTATTATGTAATTACCTTCTGTATCTCTATGTACAAAATCTATATAACCTTGAAAATAGAACTTACCTACTTTAATTGTTACAAACTGTTCTAATACCATTTTACTTTCAATAGGTTTATATTGTTGAAAAAACAATCTTATATTATTTTCATATTTATCTGCTATCTTTTTATTTGCTTCTTCGTCAATTCTATTATATTTTAATTCCATTGCATTCATTTCAAACAATTTTTCTTCATATTCATTTAGCATATCTTCATATTTTAATTCACCTAGATAATAACGTTCTATGATATCGTGGCATACATTACCTGAAACTCCATATATACCATCCTTTTTTACTTCTTTCTCGTGTTTTATATATTTTAATAAATAACTATAACTATCATTACAGTAAGAATGATATCTTGACCATGAATAAATTATATCTACTCCTAGTTTATTTTTTAATTTATTTAAATACTCTTTTGATTTTCTTTCTCCCATAATAAACCTCCTAATATCTTTTTTATATTATTGTAATCCCAGTATGGAATTTCTAATAGTTCTATATTTTTAATTGATACATATTCTCTTTTCATATTATCTCTATATTGATTTTTTTGAAATTGCTCCTTAGCCCATTCTTCACCTCTATTTGCAAAATCTACTGGAAAATAATGTTGCTCACCTTGATATTCTATTAGATTTTTTAATTTATCATTATAATCCAAAATACCAAAATCAAATTTTAAAAATTGTTTATTCTCACCTCTTAAATCATCGAATCTATATTGTGGAATAAATTTAATGTTATGTTCTTCTAATGTCTTTTGTATAATAATTTCTCCTTTTGATCCAGAACATGAATTACATAAACGCTGATTGCTATTAACAAATTTATCAAAAGTTTTATTGGTTAAACCACCACATTTAATACATCTAAACATATATCTATGGTCAACTCCCAACCATTCATCATTTATTAATTCACTTCCTAATTCTTTTATTTTGGTTTTGGCAGAAACTATATCCCATGAGGTTTGTCCACCACAATCTCCACAAATATTTCCACCCTTATCAACAAATAATCTATATTCTCTAAACATCCATTGACCACACTTTGTACATTTAAACCAATATTTATCTATAACTTTATTCCATTCTTTTTCTACTATAGAATGAGATAGATCTAATCTTATTTCAGATTTTAATAACTCAACTCTTTTTATGGCTTTTTTAAATGATAATTTATTTTTATCTCCTGTTATCTTACTAGCACAATCGTTACATGTATAACATTTATTGTTAACAGTATTATCTAATGTTTTCCTAACATATGTTCCACAAATATCACACTTTATATAATAATAAGATTTTACGCCTTTATATTCTTCAAAGGTTAAAGTGTCTTTTGAATTATTAAATAGTTTTATATCTGAATTATTATCTTTAATTATTTTAATATAATAATTAAATTTATCTTCCTTGTAATAACCCATTATTTAATCTCCTTTGATTCTAAGTATTTTAAATATTCTTCATGTTCATTTTCGTTATATTTGACTTTTCGATTGAATAACACTTTATAGATTTTTTCATGTTTGTCTGCTGGACTTTCTTTTTCTCCTAACAATCCATATTCATCATAAATATAGTATACATTTCTGATTCCATAAAACATTTCACATATACTTCTTACAAAATCTAAAGAAATATCTTTATCTAAAGCAATTATTATATCTACATTTAGGCTTATAAGTATCTTTGCTTGTTCTATAGATAATTCATGACCAAACAATGATACTCCTGTATAGTCTTTTTTACTATGGCGTTTAAGTGTAGACTTTTCGCTTTCATATACAACTGTATATCCCTTTTCTTGTATTCCTTTATAATTCTCTTGTAATCCATATAGATTTTGACTTTTAGGATATTTATATAATGGAAAATACTTCGGTATATCAAACATATCGTAATTTTTAATTAAGGTTCTTCCTATAAGTCCTACATAATCATTTTCATTTCCACACCAATATCTATGAGGTATAACTACCCTATTGCTTTTAGCACTATATCCTATTCCGAATGTTTGTTGAGTACAAGGAAGTATTCCTTCTTTAACCCATTCTATATATGGCATTTGTTCATACTCTTTAGTTATATCTTCACTTAATACTTTTAATTCTTCGTCATAATAATCTTTATATTTTTTAAGTGCCTTTTTAAATACTTTTAATATATCAACTTTTTCTTTGGTTTCTGATTTAGTATTTATTCCATAGTATTTTAATCCTAATATTTCATGTATATATTTAACAGCTTTAGGAAATATTAAAGATTTAATATCCATAACTAAAGTGTATATATCCCCTGTTATTTTATCATCTTTTCCATAAATAGTTATTGAAAGAGATTCTTTTTTTATAGATGTAGATGTAGAATTATCATGTGTTGGTGTTTTACACCTATATTCTTTAGTATATGATTTAATGTGTGTACATCCTATTTCCTCTAAAACATATTCAATTTTATTGTTTTCTATTATATACTGTTTTAATTCATAACCATTAATTTTTATCACCTCATTTTATCAAAAATCTACTGGTACTACGCAAATTCCAACTTCATTATAAATATTTTTACTCATATCATGTTCGACAACTATAGCAACAAATAATAGCTGATAATGCTTATTCTTATCCAATGGTACTGGTATTTTTGTTTTCCCACTTTTCCCAGATGTTTTAAATACTTTTAATTCATTTTTACCACCTTCGAGTTCGTCTTCAAATAATTTTCTTATCATTATACAAGTTGAAGCTACATCTATAATATTCTTTGCTAAACCTATATTTTCTTGCGTATAACATCTTTGTTTGCTACTTGATTTTGCTAATTGAAATGTTATCCATATATGTACATTTAGTGCTTCTTCTTTTATAGTGTCATAAATCTTAACCATATTTTGTTGAAGATTAAACCAAAATGCTTCAGTATCTTTTGTATCTGAGTCAGCTTTATAGGTGTC